AACAAATCACAGGTTATGGACTTTACTGCTCCAAGCGATGCTACCTTTTATTACGGTTTAGATTGGGGTTTTTCACAAGACCCAACAGTTATATTAAGATGTTATATTTATGACAATTGTTTGTATATTGACCATGAAGCTGGTGGTAGACAAGTAGAACTAGACCACACCTACAAACTAATAGATGAGATTCCAATGTCAAAACAGCATATAATAAGAGCAGATAGTGCTAGACCTGAGTCCATAAGCTATATTAGAAGGCAAGGATATAGGATTGAGTCAGTCCACAAATGGGGTGGCAGTATTGAAGATGGTATAGAATTTATAAGAAGTTTTAGGATGGTTTATATTCATAGTAGGTGCATGGAAACTGCAAGTGAATTTTTAAAATATAGTTACAAAGTTGACAGGTTGACTGAAGATATTTTACCCACTATAGTTGATTCTAATAATCACTATATTGATGCTTTAAGATATGCTCTACAGCCAATGATTAAAAGAAAAGGGCAACCAAAATTAGCTAAAGTTATAGGAGTTTAGAATGGGAATTGAGAGCAAACATCCTTTATATCAAGACACAGAAAATAAATGGACAAGGGTCAGAGATTCTTTTTTAGGTTCAGATGCAGTCAAAGTTAAAGGTGAAGTTTACTTACCAAAATTAAGCAGTCAAGATAAAGACCAGTACGCTTCTTATGTAATGAGGGCGATGTATGTCAACGCTATTAAGAACACAGTACAAGGCTTAGTGGGTGCTGTTATGCGTATTGACCCAATTATTAATGCTCCTGACAGGATTCTTGAACTGGCTGATGATATTACTGGTACTGGTGTTACTCTTAATGATTTTATTTCTAACATGCTGTCCGAGCAACTTCTAATGGGCAGACAGGGAGTATTAATCGACAGAACAACTGAGAGAGCCTATTTATCAGGTTATACGACAGAACAAATGACAAACTGGATGGATGGAGTTATTGTTCTTAAAGAGTCTTATGTTTCTCATGATATAAACGACCCATATGACATGGATTATGAAGTTCAGTACAGAGAACTAATGATTGATGAAGATGGCAAATATTTAGTTAGAATTTGGCGAGAGTATGAAGGTTGGAGTATATGGAATGAGATATACCCTACGAAAGTTGGTCAAGCATTAGATAGCATTCCTTTTGTTGCTCTTAGTGGCAATGAATTAAACCTTAACCCTACACAGCCACCGCTAATGTCTTTGGTTGATACAAACCTTTCAATGTACAGAACAAGTGCAGACCTAGAGCATGGCAGACATTTCACAGCATTGCCTACTCCGTATGTAACTGGCATTGATGGTGATAGTGAACTTAGAATTGGTTCAGGAACAGCTTGGATATTACCCGACTCATCAAGCAAGGCAGGTTATTTAGAATTTACTGGTCAAGGACTACAAGCATTAGAAAAAGCTATTGACGAAAAGCGTGGCATTATGGCAAGTCTTGGTGCTAGTCTTTTGCAAACGCAAAAATCAGGCGTGGAATCAGCAGATGCTGTAAGACTTAGACAAAACTCTGAGGCATCCGTGTTGGTAGGTGCTGTATTGTCAGTTCAAGAGGGTATTGCAAAAGCATTATCTATAATGGCTGAATGGGAAGGCGTTTCTGGAGATATTGAGGTTAGTCTTAATACTGACTTTACTGATACTAAGATAAACGCACAAGACTTAACAGCGTTAATGGGAGCATGGCAATCAGGCGGTATCAGTCATGAAACATTCTTACATAACATGAAGAAGGGAGAAGTAATACCCGATGATGTTTCTGTTGAAGATGAAAAAAGCAGAATAGACATGCAGAACCCTATGAATCTTGATTAGCGTAAGCTGATGATAGAAAAAGAAGAAGAAAGACATCCACCTATGCCACCAATGTCACCATTTGGGTAGGTGAAGCATGAATGTCAATGAAAAAATACTTGATACAATTATTGGTGATGCAGTAGACATACAACGGTATGAAGCAACTGTACAACGACAAATACTCAAACAGCTTAAAGACCTTGAAGGTCAAATAGTTACGGAACTTAAAAATTCTAATGTAATAACTGCTGTCAGGAAACAAACACAAGACAAAAGACTAACAGCCTTGTTAAAAAAAACAAGAAACTCAATAGGCACAGCTTATAAAGCAATATCTAAATCACAAACAGTTATCTTGAGTGAAGTTGCTGAGTTATCTGAACTGCAAACTGTAAACGCAATCAACAAATCTATTAAGGCTGATTTAGCTAGTTCTAGCATGAGTAGAAACACTCTAAATGCGATTGCATCTAATACGCTTATAGAAGGCTCACCAACTAAGCAATGGTGGTCAAGAAAAGCCATACAGTTCCAAAACAAGTTTGAAGATACAGTTAGAATGGGCATGATGCAAGGTCAAACGACAGATAACATTGTCCGTAGCCTGATTGGAACGAAAGTAAACAAATATAAAGATGGTGCTTTAACTCCACAATACAGAGGTGCAGAAGCTGTAACTAGAAGTTCAATACAGACTGTTGCCAATACTGCTAGGTTAGATACATACCAAAACAACTCAGACATCATTAAAGGCATTGAATGGTCATCTACCTTTGACAATAGAACATCTCAGATATGTATGGCTCTAGATGGATTGCAATGGGATATGAACTATAACCCAATTGGACACAGTAAAGCCTTTGTTGGTTCTACTGCACATTGGAATTGTAGGAGTACCCAAGTGCCAATTACTAAGAGTTGGGAAGAATTAGGCTCTAAAGTAAAGGTTGAAGTTCCAGTAAGCACTCGTGCCAGTATGGATGGTCAGGTTGCAGGTGGCAAGAACTACGAGCAATGGTTAGGTACTAAATCAAAAGCATTCCAAGTAGAAGTGTTAGGTGTTGAAAAGCAAAAGCTATGGAAGGCAGGAAAGATTGGATTTACTGACTTAGTTAATCAAAGAGGAAACCCACTAACATTAGCAGAGTTGCAGAACAAAATTAAGAAGCCTGTTAAGGTCGTTAAACTACAGCCTGTTGTTAAGCCTATTCCAAAGCCTAAAACTACTGCAACTATCCAAAATGCTTTAAGTTTAACAATTGCTAAAAATGCACAAGATGCAAGATATTTAAAAAGTTCTACAGGCTATCCATTAACTAGATATAGAAGGCAAACATCAGGTCAAGTAGATTTATCAGGTTTAACAGATGAAGCCTCAATTATTTTTGATGATTCTTTAAAGATAGCACAAGGTTGGTTAAATAAATTAAATATTCAAGGTATTAGATGGATAGGCTCAACAGGTCGAGCAAAAGCAATTGCTATGATGGGTGATGGTAATTTTTATTTTAGTAAAAAATATTTTAATCAATATGCTGTAAAAGGCGAAGCTAAATTAAAAAAATTAGCAGAAGAATCAACTAAAAAAACTGAAAAAATAAAAAAAGAATTAGATAAAGCAAAAGATAAATGGTTTGATTCTTCAGGTGTAGAACAAATAGCACTACGAAAAGAATATGTAAAACTTATTAATAAATATAACAGGAGTTTAAAAAATAATGTAAATGCCAAAAATTATAATTTTTTTATAAGTTCTCAAAAAGTCAATCTATGGAAAGTTGGTGATGATTTATCTGATAGACCATGGACTGCTGATTTGTATTTTAAAGGTGGCGATTTAAGGATGCAATCAACAGTACTTCACGAATTTGGTCATCAAATACATCAACAATTTGGATTAACAGTAAGTAATTATAGAACACCGCCTTTAGAACAAGCGTTAAAAAAATTATTCCGTAAAAGAACAGTTAGTCCTACAAGGTATGCAGATACGGATGCACAAGAATGGTTTGCTGAAAGTTTTTCATTGTATACAAAAGGAAGGTTAGATGTAATTGACCCTAGTTTGGTAGATTTATTACAAAAAATGGAAAAAGGCGTAATAAAAGATGCTGATTCACTTACAAAATGGTTAGGGAGTATTTAATGGCAGAATTTACAAGTATAGCATTTGATGAAATAGTAGAACTATCACTAACAACTCCTATGACAGAAAAAATATTAAAACAAATAATTAACTTGTCTAAAGAGATTATTGTTGATGAAGAAATTAAGGTTGCGTGGGTAATGGAAGGCGTTATGCTTAAATTAAATGAAATAAAGTAAAAAAAACTTGACAGTACGAATTAAATGCGTATAATGTTCTACATAAGGTTAAGAAACCTTATACAACTAAACTAAATAAGGAAAAAAAATGAAAATATTAAAAGTAAAAGATAATACAAAATACATTGTTGCTAACACTACAAGCCTAGTTAGTCCATCTGGTTACCATCCTGACACAAGAGTTATTAGTATTGCAGACAATGTAACTTTAAAAGAATACACTTGTGGCACAGTTGAAGAAGCTACAAAATTAGCCAAAAAAGATTTTAAAAATTCTCGTTATGATGTAATGCTTTGGGATGTTGAAAAGCATTATGCAAAATATGCTTAATTTTCCAATAAATGTAAGTAACATTTTCCCCTCTTAACTGAGGGGTTTTTTTGTACGAATTAAAAACCTGTGCTAAAATGCGTATCGACAGAGTCATTTTTTTAGTATTACGGAGTAATATATGAGCGAAGAAGTAGAGGCAGTAACATATTCAGAAGAAGAATTCACAGGTGTAAAAACAAAATTAGACGAATTTCGCTCTAATAATGTTAAACTAATGAAAGACATGGAGAACCTTACAACTAAGTTTGAGGGTATTGATGTCGATGCTTACAAGGAGATGGTAAGCAAACAAGAACAGTTAAACAATAAGAAACTCATAGATGCAGGTAGGATTGACGAATTACTCGATGAGAAAACCAAGCAGATGAGAGAAGTACACAACAAGGAATTAGAAAAAACCACACAAGTGAATCAATCTTTACAAGACCAATTAGCAAAATTAGTTATAGACAACGCTGTAAGAGATTCAGCTATGAAAGCTGGTGTTGTTGAAACTGGTATGGATGATATATTACTTAGGTCAAAATCAATCTTCTCATTAAAAGATGGCAAGGCAGTACCAACAGATGCACAAGGCAACACTATCTTTGGACATGGAACAAGTGAGCCAATGAGTGTTAATGAATGGGTAAATGCACAGATGGATGTTGCACCTCATTTGTTTAAGGCATCTTCAGGAAGTGGGTCAGCACATGGAACACGACCTAATGGAACAAGCAGTCAAAACCTTACTGCAATGCAAAAATTAGAACAGGGATTTGCAAAATAGGTTTATAATACACATATTGGCTGTCGGTGACAGTTAGACCCTACTTTATTGCCTGTGGCATACAGTAGTAGATTAACATAATCTGCCCTGTGTACTTGGGCAATAATTTTTTATATATAGGAGTCATAACATGGCATCAGTTACACTAGCCGAATCGGCTAAACTATCGCAAGATATGTTGGTTGCAGGAGTGATTGAAAACATCATTACTGTTAACCCTTTTTACGAAGTATTACCATTTGCAAACATTGAAGGTAACTCTTTGGCTTATAACCGTGAAAACGCACTTGGTGCTTCTCAATGGACAACAACTGGAACTGCAATTGCTGGTGGTAAAGCCGCAGCAACATTTACTCAGCTTACAACTTCATTAACTACTCTTGTAGGTGATGCAGAGGTAAACGGACTAATCCAAGCAACACGTTCTAACATCAACAACCAGAAAGCTGTACAAGTAGCTTCTAAAGCAAAATCAATTGGTCGTGCTTATCAAGACAAAATGATTACTGGTACAGGTTCAAGTAATGAACTTGATGGTCTACTTAACCTAGCATCTGCTGGACAAAAAGTTGCAGCAGCAACTAACGGTTCAAATCTATCATTTGCAAAAATGGATGAGTGTATGGACTTAGTAGTTGATAAAGACGGTGAAGTTGATTACATCATGATGAACTCAAGAACTATTCGTTCTTACATGGCTTTGCTTAGAGCGTTAGGCGGTGCTGGTATCAATGAAACTGTTGCACTTCCAAGCGGAAAACAAGTTCCAGCTTACAGAGGTGTTCCAATCTACCGTAACGATTACATCCCAGTCGACCAAACTCAAGGTAATGTTAGTACAGCTACTAGCGTTATTATGGGTACTCTTGATGATGGTTCTATGATGCACGGTATCTCAGGTCTAACTGCTCAAGGTTCTGCTGGAATTATGGTAGAAGAAGTTGGAGTTGCAGAAACTAAAGACGAAACTATTACTCGTGTTAAGTGGTACAACGGTCTTGCACTTTTCTCTGATAAGGGATTAGCGTTAATGACAGGTATCTTAGACTAATAGAGTTTTAATCTTACTCCCACCTTCGGGTGGGGGTTCTTACTGGAGTAATTATGGCATTAGATGCAACAGTAAATGGTGCTAACTCTGATAGTTTTATAACTGTCGCAGTAGCAGACGCTTACTTTTCAAATCATTTGTATGCAACAATTTGGGATGCAGCTACTACTGCCAATAAAGAAAAATCCTTAAAAATGGCTACTCGTATACTTGATGAAAAATGTGCGTGGACAGGAACAAGAGCAACAAGCACTCAAGCATTAGGTTGGGGTAGGTCAGATGTTGTCTATGACGGTATAAATTTACAGTCAACAGTAATACCAATTCAGATTTCAAATGCAACAGCAGAATTTGCAGGTCATTTATTAAATAGTGATTTGACTGCTAATGCAGAAGGCAAAGGACTTAATTCACTCAAGGTCGGAGATATTACTCTTGACTTTGATAAATCAGACACAGCAGGTGTAATGCCTGATATTGTTCAAGAAATGTTAAGAGGTTGGGGAACAATTTACGCAAGAGCCAAGTTTGGTTCTGTCGCAGTAGTGAGGTCTTAAATGCCTTACAGAAATACAATTCAAAACTTAGTTGAATCAGCTTTCGTTACTCTTAGCGATATAGCAGAAACTATTACATACAACAATAAGACATCAAGCACCTACAATGTAGGAACTGGTGCAGTTGCAAACTCTACAAGCACTTACACATTAAA